TGCCATATATCACAGTTTAAAATTTAATAGAGCGTTGTTATTAAGTCCTACAGCATCAGGTAAGTCTTTCATCATCTATGCTCTTATACGATACTATTCACATCTAATTAAAGACGAAGAAAACAATAGGTGTTTATTGATTGTACCTACAACATCATTAGTAGAACAAATGTATACCGATTTTAAATCATACGGATGGAATGTAGAAAGTCATTGCCATAGATTGTATAGTGGTTATTCTAATCAAACAACCAAAAAAGTTCTCATATCAACATGGCAAAGTTTATATAAATTACCTAAAGAATATTTTGAGCAGTTTGGTGTAGTCTTTGGTGATGAGGCTCATCTATTTAAATCTAAATCACTAACTGAAATTATGACTAAACTTACCGATTGTAAATATCGTATTGGTCTTACAGGCACGCTTGATGGTGCTCATACTCATAAGTTAGTATTAGAAGGATTGTTTGGTGCTGTTAATAAAGTTACATCAACAAAGAAACTTATGGACAAACAACAACTAAGTAATTTGGTTGTAAGATGTTTAATTCTCAAACATACTCAAGCTAATGCTAAGATGGTTGCCAGTGGTAAGTATCAAGATGAAATAGACTATCTAGTTACAAGTAAATCAAGACAAACATTTATTCGTAATCTAGCAATTAAACTCAAAGGTAATACTTTAGTATTGTTTCAATTAGTAGAGAAACATGGTAAGAACTTACATGAGATAATACAAGAAAAGGCAGCTGAAGGTCGTAAGATATTTTATATATTTGGTGGTGTTGAAACAGAAGAAAGAGAAAGAGCAAGAGCAATTGTAGAGAATGAAAATGATGCTATCATTGTTGCAAGTTATGGTACATTTTCTACTGGTATTAATATTAAGAACTTACACAATATTATATTTGCAAGTCCATCTAAAAGTAGAATAAGAAATCTACAATCTATTGGTCGTGGTTTACGATTAGGTGATAACAAAATTAATGCTACACTATATGATATATCTGATGACCTAACTTATAAGTCTAAAGAAAACTTTACACTAAAACACTTTCAAGAAAGAATAAACATTTATACCGAGGAAGAGTTCGAGTATGAGATTCATAACATAGAGTTAAAGGACTAATAAATAGTAGTATGGAAATTGATATAAAACTAAAACACGAACCTACACACCTAACAGATTATCGTATGGTTAAATTAGTTGATGGTACCTTATTGGTCGGTTCAATTATAGTAGATGGAAACTTTCTACGAATTGAAAGCCCTTTACAATTATGCTCAGTTAATCGTATGACCGACTATGGTGTAAAAGAAGATTCAACATTGACGCCATGGATACCTTTTTGTAATGAAACATCTTTTAATATTTCAAGAGAAAAGGTAATGGTTATAACATTATGCTCACAAGAGTTAGCACATTATTATGAAGTTATAAAAAGTAAAGTAAATAAGAAGATTCAAAAAGCACCTCTATCTCCTGAAGAAATGGAACATATCATGCAGGTTGCTGAAGATATGGATAGAGAAGAACACGCTGAAAAGATTGATGAGATTGATGAGATGTTTAATGGTCATAAAGTTACCAGTAAGATGTTACACTAGCTCTATAGCTAATTCTCAAAAGACTACATAGTCTATTATACACCTATTCCTAAAATTGTCAAGCACAAAATTAAATTAGTTAAACACTTGACATTATCAAGAAAATATAGTATAATAGGACACAGAAAGTTTAATTTATGGAAAAAACACAGAAGTTAAAAAAACCAAAAGCAAAACCTCATTATGTAGATAATAAGAAGTTTTTAGTAGCGATGGTAGAATACAGAGAAAAATGTAGAGTAGCAGAAGAAAAAGGCAAAACTAAGCCTGATGTTACTAATTATATAGGTGAGTGCTTTTTAAAGATTGCTAATCACTTATCCTTTAGACCAAATTTTATTAACTATACATATCGAGATGACATGATATCAGATGGTATAGAAAACTGTTTACAATACATGAGTAATTTTAATCCAGAGAAGTCAAACAATCCGTTTGCATATTTCACACAGATTATATATTATGCATTTATAAGAAGAATACAAAAAGAGAAGAAACAAATGTTAGTGAAATCTAAACTTATACAAAATGCAGGTATAGAGAATATGATGGATCAACTAGCAGGTGATGATACACAGTATCAAAGTGCTATGTTAGAGTTTCTACAAAGAAACAGTAAAGAAGAAGCGCCAGAAGTAAAAAAAGTTAAAACTAAAAAATAGTATATTATGAAAATTGCCTTACTAAACGACACCCATTTTGGTGCCAGAAACGATAGTCTTATATTTGATGATTACTTTCACAAATTTTATGATGATATATTCTTTCCTTATTTAAAGGAACATAATATTAAAACACTTATTCATTTAGGTGACATTGTAGATAGAAGAAAGTTTATCAACTATAGAATTGCACAAAGCTATAGACATAAATTTTTAAAAAGATTATGGTCTGAAAAAATAGATACCCATATTATTATAGGTAATCACGACATATATTTTCGCAACACAAATAAAGTAAACGCTGTACAAGAATTATGTACAACACATGATGGCGTCAATGAGCCATGGATATATGAAGAACCAAAAGTAGTTGACTTTGACGGTACAAAAATGCTAATGCTACCTTGGATTAATCCAGAGAACGAAACAGAATCATTAGAAATTTGTAAGACGGCAGAGGCAGATATTTGTATGGGGCATTTAGATTTAAATGGTTTCAGAATGATGGACAGTATGGTGCAGACACACGGCCATGATAAAAGTATTGTGCAGAGATTTGAGAAAACATATAGTGGTCACTTTCACCATAAGAATGATGACGGTCAGATATTCTATTTAGGTAGTCAATATGAAATGACTTGGTCAGACTATAACAATCAAAAAGGTTTTCACATACTAGATACAGAAACAAGAGAGATAGAGTTTATCCCTAATCCATATACTATCTTTAAAAAACTTATGTATGATGATACTGAAACAAACTATGATAAATTTGATGTAACAGACTACAATCAAAAATTTGTGAAACTTGTAGTTGTGAGTAAAAAAGATAATCAGATGTTTGACAGATTACTTGAAAGAATGTATAATAAAATAAGTGTACATGAACTAAAGATACTAGAAGATTATTCTGACCTATCTGCTACAAATGTAAGTGATGATGTAGTTGAAGGCTCAGAAGATACAATGACACTAGTAAATAACTATGTGGATCAGTTACCAGTTGATTTAGACAAGGAGAAACTTAAAGTTATGATTAGAGAAACATTTATAGAGGCACAGGATACTGATGTTATTACCGAATAAAAAATACGATATAATATATGCTGACCCACCTTGGAACTTTAAATCGTATTCCAAAAAAGGTGATGGTAGAAATGCTACACAACATTATGATTGTATGTCAATAAAAGATATTTGTAATTTACCAATAAAAGATATATCGAAAGATAGTAGTATGTTGTTTATGTGGGTTACCGACCCTTTGTTAGAGAAAGCATTTGAAGTGATAAAGGCTTGGGGGTTTGTATATAAAACAGTTGCATTTACTTGGGCAAAATCTAACAAGACTAACCTAGGAATGTTTACTGGTTTAGGATATTGGACTAGAAGTAATCCAGAAATGTGTTTACTTGCAACAAAAGGTAAACCAAAAAGAATTAGTAAGTCTGTGGCACAATTAGTTATAGATCAAAGACGAGAGCATAGTAGAAAACCTGACAGAATAAGAAACGACATAGTAAAATTATGTGGCGACTTACCTAGAATAGAGTTATTTGCTAGACAAAGATTTGAAGGATGGGATGCTTGGGGTAATGAGATATGATAATATTTAAAAAGATAAAATATAAAAACTTTTTATCAACAGGTCAACAGTTTATAGAGATTGATTTGGATTCATCTCCAACAACACTAGTAATTGGTGATAATGGTGCAGGTAAATCTACTATGTTAGACGCTTTATGTTTCGGATTGTTTCAACGAGCATTTAGAAATATTAAGAAAGACCAACTAATTAATACAATC